TAGATGATAGTCCCATACTCTTTCCTTACCAAACCGTCCATTCATTTATAAATTTTGGTGGTTCTTCCATAATTTCTTCTATTTTTAAAATTATTTCTTTATTCGTTTCAAACCAATCAGTTACTTCTGCTAATTGATTTCCTTCACATTTTTTACCGAAAAGCAATTCGAAAGCATCTGGAGTGTCGCAATAAAAATTACCTGTAAGTACAAGTCTAAAAACTCCACTCATTTTCTCTTCTGCTTGTTCAATTTCATCATTTTGCCAAAATGAAAAATCGTCAGCCTTTTCATAATTAAAAACTTCTTTAAGGACTTTGCGAAATTTATCTTCATTTCTTTCATCTATTTCCCAGCCAAAAACTGCACTTGAATCGTAATCTATTCCCACATCTTTCCTCTTTTCTTTATTTTAATATTTTTTTATTTTTTTGTAAATATTATTCATCTGAAACAATATCTTTCCAGCTTCTTGAATCGAATTCGGTAATTCCTAAATTATTCATAAATTTTTTTATTTTATCAATAGGAGTTGGAATTGTTGGCTCATCTGTACAACATTCAATTTCGAGATAAATATCTGAACTATTTACTGATACAATTTCACAATGAAGTCCGTCTTCAACATAAAAAGAAATTGAGTTTTTATTCTTTGAAAAATAAGGTTTAAAGTTTGCCATTTTCAAAACTTTAAAAAAAGCAATACTTGTATCTTCAGGGAGCTCTCCCTCAAATTCTTTATTTTCTTCGTGATCACCAATTGTATTTTTTTCTTTTACAGTTAGGACTTTAGTTTTGCAAGATGGCTTTGTTCCAATAAAACAAAGACCAACATTTAATCCTTTTCCTTTTAATAAAGAAATAAGTTTATCTGTTAAATCTTCAAGAACTTCTTTGTTTTCTTCTTCATATTGATTCCAAGAAGAAATCTCTTTAATTATTTCTTTAAAAGAATAAACCTCTTCTTCTCTTATTCTAACAAATTCTTTTGGAAGATAAGGCTCAATTCCATTAAAAGAATAGTAAGTATCTTGTTTCATTATGAATTTACTAAAATCAGGATTAAATGGAAGGTTATTCTGTAACAACTCCATCATCTGTTTCTTGGTTATTTTCGCTTTCAGCTCGTATTCCATCTTGTTTTTCCAACTCCTTATCAATTCTTTCTTTTGCTATATTAAAATATTTTTCATCTTTTTCAATTCCAATGAATTTTCTATTTTCAAGAAGTGCCGCCACTCCACACGAAGCAACCCCCATTGTTGCATCTAAAACTAAATCTCCTTCGTCAGTATAAGTTCTAATTAAGTATCTCAATAAATCTACTGGTTTTCTAGTTGGGTGCGGAAATTTTTTTTCAGAATCCAAAGAAAATTCCAAAATATTAGTTGGGTATCTTTCACCTTTATTATCAATAGGAACCTGCTTCAAATCTCCACGAACAGAAGAAGAAGCTCCACGGTTTCCTTTACCTTTTGATTTATAAGGCTCACCCTTTATCATTTGTGGATTATATTTCATATTTCCATTTGGAGTATATGAACAACCCTTTTTGCCAAAGACGCAAATATCTTCTGTCAGTTTACCTGGCTGATAACGAACATTCAAAAAATTTGCATACTTATTCTTTTTCCAAATCCAATTATATTTATAAAGATTTAAATTTGAAGAAATCAAATAAGAAGTAAATGGTTGCTGTGAAAATAAAACAATTGCTCCATCGTCTTTTATAATTCTTTCAAATTCAGGCCACAATTTTTCCATTGGAATAACATCATCCCATTTACAAGCTGTTGTATTCTTAACAGTCCCGTTCAATAAGGAAGATCTGTCAATATAAGTTGTACAGATTTATCAGGGACATTTTTTAATTCTTCAAGACAATCGCCATTATACAAAACATAATCAGACATTCTTCCACTACCTCCTTTTTTATTAAAGTAAAAACTCTTCTATGTGAGTTTTTACATATTCCCATTTTTTTGGGTCTATATCACTCTTTGCTCTATTTTCAAAAAATGTAGCAAACCTTAAATTATTTAGATCGTTTGTCCCACCTTTGCTCGTTGGAATTATATGATCAATACTTGGCAACAACAAATGATCTCCTGTTTCTTTCCATTTTTTATAAATTTTATTAAATTTTTCATCATAATAAAATTTATTTATATAATTAATATACCAGTCAGTAGCCTCTTTACCGCCTGGAAATCTATCTTTTCTTACGATAACATTATTTACCCCAAATTTCACACCAAACTGCAAGATTATTATTTTCCCAATTTTCTTGAACTATATCGGCAAGTTCATTTTCATCCATTTCATCCGAAATTTCTACTTGATTTACAAATCTAAATCTTTCAATATCTTCACCAATGTCAGTAACTTCTAATAATGCTTGAAAACAGTTATCAACTCTAACTTCATTACAGTCGTTACTATATTTCATATATGAGCCAAACTCCATCGCCCAATTGTCAAACCCATCACCGCAAAAATAAATGTTACCAAGAACGGCATCTTCTCCACAATTAAACGTGTTAAAACCTTGAAGGTTATATTCTTGGTCTTCATACAATGACATAATGACTGAATTATCGTTATGCTCCTTTAATTTTTCTTCAATTTCTTTCTTTGTTAAATACATTATTGCTCCTCTAAATATTTGAAATTTTCTTCCATTTCAATAATCCAATCAGGTGTTTCCCACTCGGTTATTTCTGAAAGTTTTCTTGTTTCTTTTGGTTGCTCTTCCACCTGAATTTCTTCCTTTGGTGGTTCTTCTATTTTCTTTTTTCTTGGCATAATTTAATTATATCACAAAATAAAAAACCCGTCAATACTGACGGGTTTTAAAATTAACAATCGTTTAATTTTTTAAACGCTTCTGATTTCGTAAGCCATGCTACTGCAAAAGCCTCTAGCAATATAAACTCATTTATCATTGTCATTGGGAACCAATTAGGTATTGGCAAGAAAGTTGTCAAAGCCTGAAAAGCTGCAAAAACATAAATAGTTATACCACAAATGTAGTACACTAAATTTCTCTTTTTCTTTTGCGGATTATCTTTATTTCCTTTAGGAAAATTATAAATAATATTTGTAGCAAAAGTCAAAAACAAAATTGCAGTACTTATACAATGAATTATATGACTTGTAGCAACTGGCAAATTAAACATTCCTACAGTAGCTGGAACACCAGGTGTATTGCAAGGGAATATTACAATTCCAATTGCGGCAATTGCTTGAATCCAAGACATAATTATATCGCTTTTTCCATAGCCTCTGTAGCAAAAGAAAAACAGAGAAGTTGCAAAAAGCAAACCAATCATCCACATTCTTGAGTTTGCATAATAAGTTGCTGAAACTGAACAATACCAAAGTGGTAGATTAGTGTTTATTCCAAACAATCCAAAAAGTAAACATAGCGGAACTAAAAGAGCGCATAAAATTCCAAGCGTTCTTCTTTGAAAATTTAATGTATTCATTTAGTTATCTTTCTCCTCATCAATTCTTACATTTGCACCGCTTGTTGCCAACATAGTTCCTGCGATAGAAACTGCATTTATTAATGCTTCTGTTTGAACAAGAGTTGGCTCAATAATTCCCATTTTTATTGGATCACCATACTCTTCTGTTTTTGCATTATAAACACAATTAGATTTTATACACTCTGCTAAAACAACTTCACCATTAATTCCTGCATTTTCGGCAATTTGCTTAATTGGTTTTTCCAATGCTTTCAAAAGAATTTCAGCTCCACGCTTCATATCTTCTGAATTCAATTTGCAAGTTAATGGCTTACTTCTTGCAGTTATATAATTACCACCTGCTCCTGGAGATATTCCTTCTTTAAGGGCGGCTTTTACAGCACAAACTGCATCTATAAGTCTATCCTTAATTTCTTTAGCCTCTGTATCTGTTGCTGCTCCTACTTTAATAGTAGCCGCAGAACCAGCGAGTCTAGCAATTCGAGCATCAAGTTTTTCTTTATCTCTTCCTTCGTCTAAATTATCTCTTTGCTTTTTAAGAATTTCTACATGATTTTCAATATTTTTTGGATTACCAGCTCCACCAATAATTGAAGTTTCTGATTTAGTAACTATTATTGTTTTAGCTTCTCCTAAAAATTCAGGGCCACAATCTTTCAAATCTGCTCCAGTTGCATCTGTTATAAGAGTTGCTCCAGTCATTGTTGAAATGTCTTCCAACCAATCAAGTTTAGACTGTCCATAACCTGGGCACTTAACTGCGGCAACGCTTATGTTTCCACTAATTAAATTCAAAATTGTTACATTAAGAGCTTCACTTGAAAGTTCTTCACAGACAATGAGTAATGGTTTCTTTTGTTCTATAGAAGCCTCCAAGAATGGAGTAATTTCCTCAAGACGCATAATCTTCTTATCAGTAAGAAGTATTAAAGCATTTTCAAAATTTACTTCATTTCTCTCTTTATTATTAACAAAGTAAGAAGATGCCCAACCTGATTCAAAAGTAAGACCAGATGTTGTTTCAATATTTGTATCGATTCCTTTTGTTGCTTCAACATTTACAATGCTATCAGCTCCTGCACCTGTAGCCTCAAATGCTTCTGCTACGAGCTTGCCAAACTTTTCTTCATTGTTTGCTGATATAGTAGCAACTTTTTCTATATCGCCTTCTTTAAGTGGTGTTGAATTTTCTTTAATTCTTTTAACGATTTCTTCAACTGCTGCATCCATACCACGCTTAAGTTCTATAGGCTTACATCCAGCTTCAATTGCTTTATATCCTTCTTTTACAA